ATCTGCTAAGGCTGACGCACGTAAGGCACAGATCGTAGAATCATACGGTGGTGCTACTGATCAGATAGAAGCTGATGCTATAGTTAGTACACATGATGCTGCTAACGGGCTTACTACCGACCCCAGCGACCCGCGCGGTATACGGAATAACAATCCGGGTAATATTGAGTCAGGTGCTGAATGGGAAGGACTAAACGCTGATGGTACTGATACTAGATTCGCACAATTCGATACACCGGAACATGGTATACGTGCGTTAGCTAGGACACTTACTACGTATAGTACTAAGCATAACCTTAATACAGTTGCTGGTATAATCAACCGCTGGGCACCGAACTTTGAGAACGATACCAGTAGTTATGCTGCTGCTGTAGCAAGTAAGTTAGGTGTAAAGCCAACGGATACAATAGATGTAGCGGCTAATATGCCAAAGTTGATTAAGGCTATCATTAAACATGAGAATGGTGAACAGCCTTACTCTGATATGGTTATTAATAAGGGCATCGAGATGTCCAAATAAGGAGGCTATATGCCCGGTATTTTAGATATTAATGAACAAGAAGTACCGGAAGCAATAGCACCGACTAGGCGACCCATGGTTCCTTCTGAATTCTTACCTAAACCTGAGAAGGAGGAACTAGGGTTCACTGATGTAATTAGTGAATCTGTTCTTTATAATAACCCTGTTGGTGCTGCTATGAGAGCAGTTGCTGAGCAGTCATATGAGTTCCCTATTGATAGGGAGTACAACTACTATGACCACCAACAGGAACTACAGAAAGATACACCCTCTGACTACTGGCATGAAGTTGCTGGTGCTCAGAGCTATCGTGAAGCTATCCACATTAAAGACAGGATAGCCAAAGAACTAGAATCAAATCAAAGGGTTGGAGAAGCAGGAGGGGGCGGTATTGCTGCTGTACTTACTGCAAGTGTATTCTCCCCTGAGATATTCTTACCTATGGGATTGGCCAGTAAAGGTACACGATTAGCTACAATGCTTAAGGCAGGTGCTGTAACTGCTGCTGGTGCAGCGGCTGTAGAATCTACTCTTGTTGCTGGTACTTATACTAAGGGCGCAGAGGATATTCTGTATGCTGCTTCATTCGGCTTTGCTATTGGTGGTGCTATGGGTGCTGCATTCCACAAGGGCGCTAAGGCTGCTCCTGACGAGATCGGTGGTTCATGGAAGTCATTAGAAGATGATATGGCATCTGCCTCTAGGGGATTCAGAGCACAACTAGATGAAGATATGGTGCCTAACGCTCATGCTGCCAATGGATCAGATGATGCAGGTGCAATGCGTAACCGTAGTGTAGATCACCAGATAGTAGACACCTCAGGTACAGAGGATGACATCATTGATGCATCTAATGAGATAATGGAGAGTAAGGGGATTAAGGAACAGCTAGAAAGTAGTAGAACTAATAAGGCTGCTAGAATGGCATCCAAATACTTAGCCTCTGACTTTACTCAGTTAATCAATCATCCATCTAATGTAGTTAAGAAGATAGCATACGATTTGTTAGAGGGTGGTACTGGTGCCGTTAAGGGCCAAGGTAAGACTGCTTCTCAATTCAAAGATGTATATGAACGTAGGTTACTATCTAAGGGACTACGTCCTCTGAATGAACAGTACTCTATATGGGCTAAAGATAATAACATCTCATTATATACTCGTGAGTATCACACTAAGGGGTACGACAGGTTCTATACAGACGTACGTAATGTACTAGAAGCTAGAACCGTAGGTAAGATGGAAGGTGACTTGCATCCTGCTGTACGTGAAGCTGCTGACCGCTGGGACGAGATGATGGAACATGCATTAGATATTGGCCAACAGGCTGGTGTTGATTCATTCCAGAATATAGCTAAGCGTAAAGGGTATGTACCTCTGCATTGGAATGGCCAGAAGATAATGAAGATTGATGCCCAAGGTGGGGCAGGTACTGCTAAGAAGTTAATCACTAAAGGTTATCAGTCTCTTGGTATAGACGAAGATATGGCTCAGAAGATCGCTGCTGCTGTTGTTAAACGTGCACAGGATAAGAGGGCTGGTGTTGATGCTAATATAGCAGGGCTACTAGATAAGAACCAACGTGGACAATTAACTGAACAACTACAGCGTATGGGTCTAAGCGATGCCGAGGTTAGTTCATTTACTAAGCGACTTGACGCTAGGGAACTAAAGGAAGGGCCGGGATTTACTAAGTCTAAGACTAAGATAGATTTAACCCTTAACCATAATGGGGTTAATATGATTGACCTCGTTGATAATGACTTGAATACTATTGCATCTACATACGCACGTAGCGTAGCTGGTAGAGCTGCATTGGCTAAGAAAGGTATCACTAATGATGGGCAGTGGAGAGCACTTAAGAGCGCGGCACTGAAGGATAATGCTAGAATAAAAGCAATGGGGGAAACTGGGGATGATAACTTAGTTGAACACTTAGATGACATCAAGAGTTACTTTGATGCTGCTCCTGTTGCTGGTGGTGTAACTCCGGGAACCCGTAGGGTACAGCAAGCTACAATGCTATCTGCCTTAGGTATGGTAGGTTTAGCTCAGTTAGCTGAGTTAGGTACAGTAGTAGGGAGACTTGGATTAAAGTCTGCTGCTAAATCTATGCCTGATGTAAGTGAGATGTTCACCTTAGCTAGTAAGGTACGTACAGGTAAGAACCCAATCATTGATGAACTACGCCCACTGCTAGGAGACTTTGATTATGATCACCTTCTGTACCGTCCTGATATTATACTAGATGATAAGATAACCTCTGCTATTGATGCTACCTCATGGGGAGCTAAGTTAGATAAGGGATTAGGTAAAGCTAGTACCGCCTTAGGTTATGCCTCAGGGATGAATACAGTACGTCACATTGAGCATCAGTTAGCAGCTAAGATGATTGTTAATAAGTTCGCTGATCTAGCTGTTAATCCTGATAAGATTGCTAAGTCATTAGTACGTATGGAGGATATAGGAGTAGATGGAACTGAGTTAGATAAGATAGTCCGGGCAGTTTCACGACATGCTGAATTTGAAGGGTCTACCCTTAAGAAGCTGAATCTTGATAAGTGGAATCCTAATGTAGCTGAGACCTTTGCATTCGCAATAAATAAGCATACAGCTCAAGTAGTACAACGTCAACTGTCAGGGGAAACCTCTAGTTGGATGCATAAGTCTATCGGTTCATTATTGACCCAGTTCAGACACTTCCCTATTGTTGCATATGAAAAGCAGCTACTACGGAATGTAAGAATACATGACCAAGCACTCTTTACTACTTTACTGTATGGCTTTGGTGTATCCTATGGTATCCAAGCTATTAAGGCTGGGTTAGCTGGTGATGATGTAACGTCACCTGATACGTTCAAACGTAGTGTTAACTATATGGCTATGGCTACATTAGCACCTGATATATTAACTATTGCTGCTGAGCTTAAGCTTGCACCTGAATCATTTAACTTCCACAAGGCCGGTAACACTGGGGCACGTCAAGACGAGTTTGACATCGCTGACTTCGTACCTGCTGCTGGATATGTTAACAAGGCTGCTAAGTCAATCGGGACAGTTGGTAAAGCTATTCAAGGAGACTACACTAAATCAGATGTAAAGACTACAGTAGGCGCATTACCTTTGAGTAACACATTAGCCGTAAAGATGATCTTAGAGGCAATGGCAGAATAAATAACAGGGGGCTTATGCCCTCTCCACGGAGTAAGCATGAGCTTTTCTATTAATACAGTCACCTCTGATGGTGTTGAAACACAGTTCCCAGTTAGTTTTACTAATGGGATATACGACAGAAATAATGTAAAGGTCTACGTTCAGGATGATGTAGACGGTACAGGTAATCCATTAGAGCGTTCATTCACTTGGATTAACGATGGTATTATTGAGCTTGATGTAGCTGCACCTGCTGGTAAAACTGTTACACTAAAACGTGTAATGAATAAGAATGAACCTGATGTTAATTATGTAAATGGTGCTATTCTAGATGAATCAAATCTGAATCAGTCACTAGATCAATTACTAGCGATTCAACATGAGATTCTAGATGGTTCCGGTATTGCGGCATTCAATCAAGATGTAGATATGAATGGTTACAGACTTACGAATGTAGGTCAGGGTACACAGGATAACGACGTAGGCACTGTTGGGCAGATTAAAGATTTTGAAGAGTCTGCAAGTGCATCTGCTGCTGCTGCTGCTTCCAGTGCTGCTTCATCTGCTTCATCTGCTTTCCTTTCTCAGGGGGCTTACAATGACTTCGCCGCTAACTATGCAGGGTCTGGTGATACTCTTCCTGTCACAGCTACAGACGGACAACGGTTCCACTACACAGGTGCTACGTTTGAAGTAGGTGAGTACCTATGGTTAGACGGGAACATTGACCCCGTCACTTCCACTGGTTGGAGGGAGGTCAGTGGCGTAGGGCCACAAGGCCTACAAGGCCCTACAGGCGCTGAAGGTATCCAAGGCCCCATAGGTGTACAAGGTGACCAAGGGATTCAAGGTCAGACTGGTATTCAAGGAGAGACAGGTCTACAAGGTATCCAAGGGATTCAAGGGGAGGACGGTAACACAGGCCCTCAGGGTACACAAGGGATACAAGGTATCACCGGTGCTACAGGCGATGCTGGAACGTCTTTCACTGTAGATGAGGTTGGCCTCTTCGCTGGACGTACAGCCTTTGATGCTGCTGCTGATGGGTTCTCCTACTTAGCTACAGACCATGTTAACGCTATTGGTACAGGTAGTTTGTTTGTTAAACAATCAGCCACTAATGCAGACTGGTCAACAGCCATACCGTTCGGTGTTGGCCCTGAAGGTGCCCAAGGTATCCAAGGAATCACAGGGACGCAAGGCCCTCAAGGTGAGGACGGCATACAAGGCGACCAAGGTATCCAAGGGCCTACAGGAAACCAAGGCCCACAAGGGGAGGATGGTATCCAAGGCCCTGTGGGTGATGTAGGCCCAGACGGAGCTACAGGCCCACAAGGCGCCCAAGGCCCCGCTGGTGATCAAGGCGCTACAGGTGCTACTGGCTCTACTGGCCCTACAGGTTCACAAGGTATTCGGGGCTCCCGTTCATACTATACATCAGGGCAGACTTCTTGGACAACAACAACTGCTCTTACTGAGATAGGAGAGAGCGCTCTAGAGAATGATGTATCAGTACAGTATGATACAGCTACAGGGTTCTCAGAGACAAGGTCTTATTCAGGCACAGCCCCAGAGACTAGCGCAGCTAACTGGGATGTAGTTGATCAGACTGTTAACTCTACCCCCATCATCGTAGGAGGAGTGGCTACATCTTTCGAGATAACTAACTCAGACAGTCTTCTGTTTGGAGAGTCAGCAGGGGAGACTGCGGTAGGCGTTGATGTTGTAGCGGTAGGAGTTCGTGCAGGAAACACCAGACTAGGAGACAGGAGCGTTGCTATTGGCCTAGAGGCTGCTGAGACAAACACTGTTGCAAACACTAACAGAGTATCTATAGGACACCGGGCAGGAAGGACTAATCAGGCTGGTGGTGCTGTGGCAATAGGGACTAGTGCAGGGGCAACCTCACAAGGATTGAGTACTGTAGCTATCGGAAGCGAGGCTGGGTCTACGAGCCAAGGGAGAGACTCCGTAGCTATCGGGAACAGTGCTGGGAAAACTTCTCAGGGGACTGAGTCTGTAGCTATCGGGAACCGCGCATCAGAAACTTCTCAGGGGGACGAGTGTGTGGCAGTAGGGGAACAGTCCTCTACAGCAGATCCGCGATCCGTTTCAATAGGTAAGCTCGCTACCTGCGGTGGGAGCAACGCCGTTTCAATTGGTGCATACTCTGATGCCATCTCAGGATTCAGCGTCTCTATAGGAGATAGTGCAGGGGTTAACAGTACAGGAGGCGTCTTCGCACTTAACCAAACGTGCTTAGGCTCTAACTCAGCCTGTACAGGTGGCTACCAAGTACAGCTTGGAGATTCAGCTACTACTACTTATGCTTATGGCTCAGTACAAAACCGCTCTGACTCTAGAGACAAAGCTGATGTCACAGGTACAGAGTTAGGTCTGGACTTTATCAACGCACTAACCCCTGTTCAGTTTAAGTGGGACTACCGCGAAGATTACAGAACAGGCGAAGGTCAAGCGCTGTCTGATGTCACTAAAGATGGCAGTAAGAAACGCACACGACAGCACCAAGGCTTCATCGCTCAGGAAGTTAAGCAAGTTATGGATGCGCAAGGCGTAGACTTCGCTGGCTATCAAGACCATTCTATCGCAGGAGGGGCAGATGTTAAGTCCCTCGGTTACGAAGAGTTCATCGCGCCTATGGTCAAGGCTATACAAGAGTTAACCGCAAGACTGGAGGCGTTAGAGAATGCTTAAGATATTTTCAGTAGTAACTTTACTTACCCTAGCAGGGTGCGCAAACGTGTCTCCTTATGGAGGCTTCAGCTACCATGATACGTCCTTAGACAGGCCAGAGATTGATCTGTGCCCTGTGCTAGGCTTTGTAGGAGCTGAGTACAAGGGAGATAATTGGGGAGATGTGAGCCTGTTTGGTGAGCACACTTCAGGCATCTGCACGACAGAGGCAGGTGCTGGTCTTAACCAAGTCGGCATCATTTTTAGGAAGTAGTTGGAGATTGAGGCTGAAATAGCTAAGACACATAATGAACAGGAGTAGAGAAGCAACATGATTAACTCACTACAGGATATAGCTGTACCTGTGGCAATATCCCTTACTATCGCAGCAGGGGGTATGACGGTCAGTAACTCTAGAGACGTGGCTGTGCTACAGACAGAAACTACTAGTATGCTAGAAATACAACGTGAGATGAATAAAGACGTTAAAAATATCAGTAGACTTGTCTATCATATAGACGCTAAATTGGAGGATCTTCCACATGAGTAGAGGTTCAGAGACTGACATAGGTGTAATGCATGGAAGGCTTACACAATATTATAATAAACGTTTAGAGACTGAATTAGCAGATGATGTAGATGAACTAGCAATAGGCATCTCACCTGCTGAGTTAACCGCTATGAATAACTTCATTAAGCAGAACGGAGTAACTTGTATTGCAGAAGAAGATGCAGGTATGTCTGAGCTTAAGGATAGATTAGCTAATAAACGAAAGCATGGTAAAGCTAAATTAAAAGCAGTTACATCAATAACAGGATAGTATTATGGCAGGTAAAGAGAGTGCTGAGTTAGCACTAAAACGATGGACAGAGTTAGAGGCACTACAGGAGCATTATGTAGAGTTCAGTGACTTTCTTTACGATGGTATAGTTGAGTTAATGGGATTCAACTGTACAGCCTTACAATTGGATATAGCTGATTTCATGCAGCATCATCCTAATCCTTATAAACAAGTACAGGCACAACGTAGTCAAGCTAAAACAACCATTGCGGCATTCTTTGCTGTATGGCGAATGATCCATGACCCCTCATTCAGGGTACTTATATTCTCTGCTGCCTCAGGTATGTCAAGTGAGATAAGTGGTTGGATCGTACAAATTATAATGGGATGGGACATACTTGAGTGCATGCGTCCTGATAGACAGGCTGGTGACAGAGCCAGTACAGAGAACTTTGATATACACCACTCTCTTAAAGGGCCAGAGAAGTCGCCCTCAGTTGCATGTCTAGGTGTTGAATCTAGTATGCAGGGTAGACGTGCTGACTTGGTTATTGCAGATGACGTTGAGTCTGCTAAGAATTCAAGGACACAAATACAACGTGATAAGCTACTAGGCTTCACACGAGATTTTAGTTCTATCTGTCAACAGGGTGAGATCCTGTACTTAGGTACACCTCAGTCTGGTGACAGTATATATAATACATTACCGGGACGTTCCTATACGGTACGTATCTGGCCGGGTCGTTACCCTACACCTGAAGAGTTACCGGGTTACGGTGGTATGCTTGCTCCGTTTATATTGGACACGTTAACTACTGACCCTACTCTACAAACAGGAGGTGGCCCTGCTCATGACAGAGGTAAGCCTACTGACCCTGAGTTACTAGGTGAGGAAGCACTTGTATCTAAAGAGATAGACCAAGGGTCAGCTTACTTTCAACTACAGCATATGCTATGTACAGAGTTAAGCGATAAGCTAAGGTTCCCACTTAAGATAAAGAACTGTATGCTCTTTCCATTGGATCAAGAACATGCACCGGGTAAACTGATATGGCAACCTATACCTGAGAACAATGCAGGGAGAATGCCACAGAGTCCAGTCAATGAAGACTTCTTTAGAGCTGCACTTGCATCTGATGAATTATTTAAATACACTCACAAGATCATGTATGTCGATCCTGCTGGTGGTGGACAGGGTGTGAGTAATGGTACTCTAGATGAAACAGCATACTGTGTACTTTATTACTGCAACGGTTATATATTCGTAATGGATATAGGTGCCTTACCGGGTGGCTACGATGAGTCGGTGTTCTCTGAGTTAAGTGCAGTATATAATAAGTGGGGAGTTAAACAGGCTTATGTAGAGAAGAACTATGGTTCAGGTGCCTTAGCAGCGATGTGGAAGCAGACTGACCCTAATGTATCTATAGAGGATGACCATGTAGTGGGTCAGAAAGAACTACGTATATGCGACACTCTAGAGCCTCTTATGGCTAAGCACAGGATTATCTTTAATGATAACCTACCTGAGTTAGATATAAAACTCTCTAAGAAGTACCCTACTGAGAAACGTGCAGTATACCAGATGTTCTTCCAGTTGCAGAAGATAACTAGAGACCGTGACGCTTTAATACACGACGATAGACTTGATGCATTAGCTGGTGGTGCTAAGGTATTAATGGACTTAATGTCTATTAGTGAAAAGGCTGCTATTACTAAAGTACAAGTAGATAGGTATAATAAGATGATGGCTGATCCATTAGGTACAGGTCGTAATCAATTCAATCAACAGGCTGCTACAGGAGGCAATAACATGCTATCCGTGATGGGCAGATATAGGAAGTAACATGCAAGTATCAGACTTACCAAGAGATCCATTAGGTACACTGAGTTCAGTCAGGTCTAAGTTAACAAGTTTAGTTAACTCTTCTAGACACTCTGCCAGTAAAAGGGCACTCCTTAAGGAAACTCTAGTATGTGTACTCACTGAACTAGAGACACAGGAGACACCGATTATAGATGATATAATTGAGGCAATGGAAGAAGAGGTTGTACCTACTCCTGAGTTTAAAACTAAGAAGAGAGCTACAGCGAGGGTAAAGAAAGATGCGGTTATTTGAACGATTATTTAAACTGACTGTACTTATAGTACTATTAACTGCCTGCGGCTCTAAACAGTTACAGGAGTCTACACAAGAAGTATATGCCCACCAAGCCCACGTAGAGTCCTCTCAGGACGCTGTACAGTCTAAGGGTGCCAACGTTAAGGGTAAGGTGGAGAACGTGGTTACAGAGAACACTACAGGGGTTCCTGTGTACTGGTTCATTATAGGAGCACTCATCTTCGGGATGGTGATACCTCAACCAAGTTTCATGAAATCAATATTTTAAGAGGAGTACATCATGGCTAAGAATGCACCTAACGTGACATTAACAAGTAATGATCTAGTGCTGTGCAATAACAGCACGGTAGAAGCATATTTTACTGGAGTTCCTAGCGGCTGGACTGCGGGGGCTTTGGGTGATGGTGGGGCACTAAGAGCGTTTCCTAATGCAGAAGGCTTTGCTTCTCTTGCAAGGGGAGCTGCTGACTATTCAGGTACTCAGACAGTACGTAAAGTAACTAATCTTAATGACAGCGGTGCAGGCTCTTTGAGAGATGCACTTGTTGGGGATGGTACGCCTAATGACCGTGACGGGACATTCGTAGTTTTTGAAGTCTCGGGATTGATAGTTCTACAATCTTCTCTTATTGTGAGATCCAGTTACATCTCTGTCTTTGGGCAGACCTCCCCTAATGGAATTTGCCTAGTAGGATACCCTGTACAAATAGGCTATGGAGCCTTCTCTTTAACTGAACACTACAGTAATGTCTTGATCAGGCATATCAGGCATAGAGCAGGCAGTGGTATCTCTGGTGTTCCTCAGCCTCAAGACAGTGACCAAGAAACCTTTACAGTGTGGGGTGCAGATGATGTCTATTTAGACCATTTGTCTATGGCTTGGGCAGGCGATGAAGTAGCAAGTGTTACAGAGTTTGGCTCTGGGTCTACCCCTCATTCATACGCTAATAAAAGGGTTACGTTTAATAAGTGTATTATAGCTGACGGTATAAGAGATGCAGCCGAGGGTGAGTCTAGTCATAACCTTGGTTTGTTTTTAGGGTTCCGTGGAGGTAGTGGGGAAAGATCCAGTGTCAATATACACAAAACATACTTTGCAGGATTGAATTACAGGACACCTTATGCTAGTTACTACGATGGTGGTATAGGGGACTTGGAAACTACTAATAACGCTGTATGGAATTGGGGAGGAGGGCACTCTCCTAACCGTGTGTACTTAGATGGAACTGGTAGGGTTACAGGTGACGTAAAAATAAACTTTGAAGGTAATGTCGGCAGAGCTGGGGCTAATAGTAATACGTATACCCCTAATCCAAATACAGGGGCCGGAGGCGGTAACTTTGCCTCTTCAGAAACTCGTGTGTGGAATGCTGACGGGAGTGTGACTGACTTTCCAGACGACACTATCTACCACCACGATAATTTAGGTGTCGCACGTAAGGCTGCTACAGACGAACAGTGGAGCGTACTAGAGCACGAATATATTAGTGGCGAAATAGCTGATGATAGAATTCAAGCACTTACTAAGTGGGATTTCTCAGCGCATGGCCCAATAGCGACAGTTGAGGATTTAGGCCCAACAGATGTTACGGCGTATGCTTGGGTAGAAAGTACCTTACTTCCAGATGTAGGGGCAACTCGTGTTGCAGGCCCAGATGGGCTAGGCGCCACACTCAGGGATACCGTAGATCAGGCAATTATCGCTAAGTGGGGAACTACCAGTAACTATTTGAGCGCCAATGATCTGACTTGGCCTAATTCATGGCATGACCTCGCTGCTGGTGCGCCTGCGCCAGTAACGGATACTTCAGGTGACGGTATACCTGACGTATGGGGAGCTGCAAATATTCCAAATTATAATAGCTCTACGCAATATCACGCGACAGGGCCAACAGATGACTATACGTGGCTTGAGAAATACTCACACGTGCTTGCAGGAGATGTGTAAATGGCTTACAGAGATATAGTTAATACTCCAACTGTAGACAGAATTTCAGGGAACTTCGGTACTTTCGTTAGTACTCTGACTTTCGCTGCAACAGCTACAGCGGGGAACTTACTTACACTTATATATAGAGGTAATGGGGTAGCCACTCAGCCTACAGGCTGGCTTATAGCTGCTACTGCCACCGACACTGCTTCAAGTATTGTTACGACTTTGTACTATAGGATATCAGATGGTAGCGAAGCCGCTGTTGATGTACAGCAAAGCGTTAGCGGTGGATGGTGGGCTGAATATACAGAATACGAAGGCCCTTGGGCCGCTTCGCCTTTAGATGTATTCTCGTCTCAATCTACCGCAGCGGATTTTGATGGGTCTCTAGACTTAGGGCCGTTGACTCCTACTCAAACAGATACACTAGCAATAGCAGTAGCATCTCACCTAAATGGTGCGGCGATAGTTAACAGCATTGACGAAAGTTATACGATTACTGATCAGCATTTTGGGAACCCGGGAGGAAGTGGGGCCAGTTTTATAGCCCACAAAAATCTAGGTGCTATAGCAGAGACCTCTCCTACTATTACTTGGGGTGGTACACCAAAAGCTGTAGGTGTCCTCGCTGTCTTCATGCAAGAGCCTGTTGCCGCCAGAGCAATCACCTCATCAACAGACCCGCTCGTAGCTGGTTCAACGGGTAACGTGGCTAACGTCACAGCTTTCCTTGAGACCTCTACATTGAAGTCTTTGAAGCTAGGTGGCGTATCTCTACCGATTACAGCGTGGGGTAACAACGCGCAATCACAGAGCTTTCCGCCTGACATCATAGGGGAATTGTAATGACTGCCCGTTCAACAACTAACCATTTAGGAGCATTTGAATGAGCTACGTAAATGCAGGGCCGATAACGCTCACAGATACCCAGACGCACGATTCGCCAAACGATGCAATCACTACGGTTGACTTAGATAACTTAGTTGCTGAGTTTGATATTGCTCTTGATACAGATTACACCTCCCTCTATTGCTATATAGGGACGGTGGCAGGGCCAGATACTCTAATTCTGAGAATTAAGCCAGACGGCACAAACCTTAACTTTACGTTTACTGAAAAGTACAACTACACCGACACGGCGCTGTTTACTGACTCAGCGACTGCTTACACAACAGGCTCAGTCGTAACTGTCAAGATCACACATGACGCAGTAAATCTTTACAGTGTGTTTGTTGATGATGTACTGGTTGATAGCGCCACGCACTCAAACGATTTAACAATGGGAGATGGCGTATTTCATCTAGGCTACTTTGGTGCAGGAACCTCCGTAACTACGAATATAAACGTTACAGCGGCGGCTGTACCCACAACAATCGACGACATTACATTCGACGTACCTGAGTGGATTGGTCTACCAGCAGGCGATCATCTGTTGGAAGCTGAAGATGATGGAGGTACTGCAAGCCTACTAGTAGCTTACGAGCTGCCTGCTGGCTGGGTGCAACAAGTATCTGATGGTACAGGTGCTGCTACTGCTTCGTCATTGGCTAAGCAGGTTCTAGATAGTCATGGCATTACTGTTGTGTCAGGTGATTACTACGCGACTAACGGGAATACCGTAGGCGCTGATGGTGTTCCACCGAATGACACAGCATTTAACTTCCGAGTACTTGATACTTCAGCAGGGCAATGGACGACGGAAGTTGCTTATGTTCCAGCTCTTCGGATTGATTCAGCGACAGCAGGCCCACTCCAAGAAGGCGACACGCTAACAATTACGCATAGTAATGCAAGCGCTAGCGGGAAGACTTACACGATTGGCGGCTTAGCTGTCACTGCAGATAGTCAGAACGCCTCAACGTCTGTACTTACAATTCCTGACCTCAAGTCACACGGTGCTAAGACTAATCTATACAACACTGACCTAACGATCACCGTGACTGACGGAGCGCAAGCAGCGTCTATCATACGGCAGGTTGAGCCAGTTACAGGTGACTACTACGCCACCCTTCAGTCACGCACAGGAGCCTTTAGCTCAACTAACTACCCGAACCTAGCGGTAGGCGATAGGCTATACGTTGAGCAGACAGGAGGCTCCACGGTACATGCACCAGATGTGGCGGTAGGTGCCTTCCCAGAGGGTACGACTTGGAACGTCTGGATTAATGACCAGAGTGATGACGTGTGGGGTACTGTTGGCACCTTAGTAGTGCCATCTATTACTCCCGGGGGTGATGTGACTAAGCCGATCATTACGTTACTCGGGTCAGCTACAGTAGCACACGCTCAGCAAGCACCTTATACAGATGCAGGAGCAACGGCAACTGATGAGACGGATGGTACACTGACTAATGACATTGTTGTCTCAGGTGACACCGTTGATGTCAATACGGTTGGTTCCTACGTTATTAGGTACAACGTGTCTGACGCTGCTGGTAATGCTGCTACAGAGGTGACTAGGACAGTTGATGTATTAGCTGATCCTATACCCCCAGTGATTACTGTCACAGGTAGTACCTCTATACAATTAGTACTAGATGCAACATATACTGAACTCGGTGCCACATGGACTGACAACGTAGATGGAGCAGGAGCTGCTACTGTAGGTGGTGACACTGTTGATACAAGCACAGCGGGTACATATGTAGTAACTTATAACCATACTGATGAAGCGGGTAATCCTGCAACTCAGAGAACTAGAACCGTTAAGATAGGAGGTGCCGTGAGCACACTAATAGTATCAGACTTTCCAGCAACGGAGGTTGTTACGGCTAATGACTTACAACAGCCACTTATTAAATTACATCAACTATGCAGACGATCAAGTGCAGAGGTAGCTAGACAGATCGAAGCTCATATACACACCCTTTACTTCCTTATGCCGGGTACAGCAATTGGTACAGCACCAGATGCAACACCAGCAGCTACAGTTAAACTCAAGGCACTCTACTCCGCCTTCACAGGCTTTGACAGAGCTTGGCGTATCAAGGCTACACGTGTACGTAGGTTAAGTGATAACGTTGCTGTACAGGCTGCTATAGCGGCTCAGTTGCAGTTCTGGTTAACGAAGCAAGGTTGGACATTCGCTTAGGAGATAATATATGACAGCAGATGAACTTAACGTTCTCTGGCTGGTTAAACATATTGAATCCGTAGACTTTCATGCAGGATACGCTGGGTACATGTTACCTTCGCGTATTCGTGCAATGGAGACAGCTTTGAACACAGCCTTTGTATCCTTAGGGGGTACAGGGCTGAACGCTCCTATAGATGGAGTAACTGCTGAGCCGGGATATGTACCACAAAGAACCGTAGAAGTATTTAATGCAAAGGTAGATGCTATCTATCCAAGTGCAGAGATATTAGCACGTAATGAAATAGCTGAGGTATTACTTCAAAGAGGGTGGGCTGCATCTGTAGGTTTCCCTTATGTACTACCTTTAACCTTAGCCTAAAGGAATAATTATGACACAAACATCTACAACAGTAGTAGCAAAGAGTACGTCTGATCTCTTAACTGCTGCTGAAGTAAACAATATGAATACCGTTATCAATGCTAACTCTACAGACTCAGAGTCTAGAGTAGCTGCTTTAGAAGTCAGTACACATAACGCTCTTGTCACTAAGCAGGTAGTAGTTAATGAAGCTGCTGATCTATCTGGTACCCTAGACTCTACTGTAGTATATATTATTAATGGTATCATTGATATGGGGAACCAGTCAATAGAAGTACCCGCAGGTGGTTTGAACCTTACAGGCTTAACCTTTGATGTATCTAAACTTATATCATCTTCACCTTCCTATACTATGTTCACAAGTCCTGTAGGCGGCTCAGGGAACATACTGGGGCGTGACTATGCTATCGAGGTAACAGGCGCAGGGGCACAGGTATACGACCTAGAGGATGCCACTGGATTTAATGCATTTGAGTTCGCAAGGATTAACTACAATAACTGTAGCTCATTAGGTACTCTTGATGGTTACAGGCAGGGCTTTGAAACAGGTACAGGTAGGTTCGGTGGATCTCCTACGCTTACTTTAGCAGGTACATGGGTAGGTGGGTACTTCATTGACTCTAGTATAGTACGTTCCTTAGATGCAGGTATGACTGATCCTTTATTTAAAGCAGGCACAGGATTCAGTATGGCTAGTCGCTTTAGGTCTAATCAGAATATTGATCTACCAGTCAACGTAGCTTTCTTTGACTTCAATCCTAGTCATTTCCCTAACCCTAATACAGTGCAGTTATCTGAGGTAATTATCTCACGTAACGGTGTATTTGATCCTACTGATTCTAATATTACACCTAACTTATCAAAGGCTGATGTACAGGCGCAGTATAAAGGATGCGTAGGGATGCAGAATACTTATGTAGGTGGTAAGAGTATTATTAGCTCAGCAAGTACTACTGGGGTATCCTCAGGTAGTACCTTCTATGATCTTAATGGGACGTGGAGTACATTGGGCTTACAGCACTTCGATGCCCCAGCTTCAGGACAGTTAAGGCATACAGGGGTTAATCCTATAGAATTTAATCTCACTGCTGACTTAATACTTGAATCTAATCCTAATGATGTACTTGAGATACGATTCAAGAAATGGGATGACTCCGCGGGTAGTTTCCTATATTTCGGTAATCAACGAAGACAAGTTAACTCTCTTGTAGGTGGTAGAGATGTTGCCTTCTTTACTGTACTCTCTGGTATTAAGTTAGAGCAGAATGATTATATAATGCTACAGGTGGCTAATAACAACGGTAATAACGATGTTACTGCTGAAGTAGATTCTTTCTTTAGGGTGCAGGAGAGATAGTGATACAGATAAATACTCAAATGTTTTCTCGGATGTTATAACAGGTTAGAAATCTGTGGGGGTACCGGAATGTTTTAACGGGTTAGAAATTTGTGAGGGTACATCAACACATCGACCCTCGCAGATTCCCCCATCGATACCTCATAGGAAAAAGTGGTGACACGTGGTAATAAAGGTTAAAGCGGGGTGAGTGTGGTGTGTATCTATCTACTGTTACACTGCTATCTATCTACTGTTTCACCACTGTTACGCTCCTGTTATCATGG